AGACTGGGCAGGCCGCGGACACCATCGTCGTCGAGAACGTCATCAAGATGTACTCGCGGATGCTCCCCAGCTCGCTGGCCCGCGGCATCTGGGTGTGCTCCCCGGAGGCCATCCCCGAGCTGTACACCATGGCTCTCTCGGTCGGCACCGGCGGTGGCCCCGTCATGCTCACCAACGTCGCCGGCCCGGCCCCGATGACCATCTTCGGCCGCCCGCTGGTCGTCTCCGAGAAGGCAGGCCGCCTCGGCGACCGCTCCGACCTGTCCTTCGTCGACCTCTCCTACTACCTAGTGGGCGACCGGCAGCAGATGACCGCCGACTCCAGCACCGAGTACAAGTTCGGCAACGACCAGACCGCCTACCGCATCATCCAGCGCGTCGNNAACGCCATCACCCCCGCCAACGGCGGTCCCACGCTGTCGCCGTTCGTCGAGATCGCAGACCGCGCGTAACCACTCGGCTGGCCGCGGCATTCGCACCCCGCGGCCAGCTTCCACCCGGGTCGGCAGTGTCGCCCCGACAGGACACCAAGACAGGAGGCCCTCATGGGTCAGAAGGCACTGGGGCGGCTGATCAACAGCACTCCCGCAGCGGACGGCGTGTGGATCAACATGCGCGAAGCCGCCGGAATCCTCTTCGAGTGCTACCTCGGCGGCGCTGCCGGCGACACGTACACCCTTCAGGAGGCCCGCGACGCCTCCGGGACGGGTGCGCAAAACCTCGCCGTGATCACCGAGTACCACACCAACACCGGCAACGGCAGCGACGCCTGGACCCGGCGCACGCAGGCCGCGGCCGCGACCGTCGTGACTGCGGCGGCCGCAACGCAGAACGCGGCGATCTTTGAGGTCGAGGGCACGTCGCTGTCCGACGGCTTCAAGTTCGTGAAGGTCACCAGCACCGGTGCGGGCACTGTCCGCGCAGTACACCGCGACTTGATGACGCAGCGGACCCCGGCGAACCTGCCCGCGATGGGGGCGTGAGCCATGTCCACTCTCATTCAGGGCGACCAGCTCCGTTCGCTGCTGTGCGGCGTGAAGGTGCAGCGGGCCACCGCGGCGCTGCCGCAGACCACCGCCGGGGCGCTGTTCACGATCTCCGGCGGCAAGGTCCTCATCACCAGCCTGATCGGCGAGGTGACCACGGTCATACAGACGCAGGCCGACAACACCAAGCTCACCTTCGACCCGACCGATGCCGGCGCGACGCAGGACCTGTGCGCGGTCCTCGACATCACCGCGGACGCGGTCGGAACCCTGTACTCGATCACGGGTACCCCGGCGACGGCGATGCAGGACGCACTGAACTTCCTCCCGTCGAACAAGGTTCCCGCGCAGCCGATCGTGCTGAAGCCGGGGTCGATTCTGCTCGACTGCGCAGCCAGCAACACGGGGTCCGTCAAGTGGGACCTGACTTACATCCCGCTCGACAACGGCGCGTCTGTGGCGGCGGCCTGACATGGCCGGGTGGACGTGCGCAGGCTGCACCACCACGTACTCGGTGGGTGCCGCGAAGTGCCCCAACTGCGGTTCGACGGAGCGCACCGAGCGGGCTGGGGGCGCTGTGCTGCCGTCGGTGACCGTGGCGTGCGGTACCGGTGGGTGCCGTTACGAGGGGCGCGAGCGGCGGGTGCATCTGCGGACGGCCGCACCGGGAGTTGTGGAATTGCCGCGCCTGGCCTGTATCGGGTGCGGGTTCGAGATGCCGACGGTCACGGCGTGGCCGCCGGTAACGGATTCGGAGGACAGCAGCGTGCCGAAGAACACCGTTCACGGCGGGGCATCGAACGCTCACGCCGAGCCCGAGGCGGTCGACGAGACCGCAGTAGAAGGGGGCGAGGAGCCATCGCCTGGGAGCAGCTCGTCGACATCCTCCGTGAAGGAGCCGAGCTCGCCCGAGACGAGCGAGCCCGCGAGCCTGAAGCGTGCCCGAACGACGGGGAGCCGCTCTCGCAAGGGCCGGACGGGGAGCTCTTCTGCCGCTGGGACGGATGGCGGCCAGGAGACCGGTACGTCGGAGACCGACGGCTCTGACGCGTAACCCCGGCATCACGAGATCGAGTTGAGAGGAGGCGAGCATGACGGCGACTGGCTACGTGAGCACCACCGGCGACACCCGCAAGGTCAGCAAGGCGGGCGACACGATGACCGGTGACCTCGTGCTCGCTGACTCGATCCCGGACACCGACAAGTCGGCGACGACGAAGGAGTATGTCCTCGCGGCCGTGGCGGGCGCGGGCACCGGGGTGGCCTCGGACAGCGTCGTCGCCGAGACTTCCTTCGGCCAGGCGGCCACGGCGGGCGTGTCCGCAGAGTACTCGCGCGGCGACCACACCCACGGCACCCCCGCATCCCCGGGCGGTGGCGGCAGCACGATCTACACCAACGACGCCCTGATCACGGCGGGCGACGTCGCGCTCGCGACGTCCGTCCCATGGGCGATCGTCACGTCCGGGGCCACCCAGCTCGCTTGCTCCGTCACTGCGGCGGTCGGGGATCGCATTCAGGTCAGCCCCTCCTTCATGCGCGCCGGGTCCGGGTCGTTCCTCGACCTGGCCATCCTCACCTCAGGCGGCGCGATCTCCCGCTACCTCGGCTCCGGCACGAGTACTCCGCTCGCCGAGGGCGCCCCGGCTTACTACCCGCAGGCCGCATCATTTCCGGGCGCGCCTGGGGTGCGGCAGATTGTCGTGGCGTCCGGCGAGGTCGGTGCTGGGCAGGTCCGAGTGGCGCTCGTCTACAGGGGATCGAGCGGCATGACGGTGTACGCGTCGGCGACGTACCCGTTCTATCTGCTGCTTACCAACCTGGGCCCGGTGCCGTCATGACCGAGACCATCGCAGGCCAGACCATCGCCCTGCTGGGCCAGTTCTACGACTTCCAGGGCGGCCAGCTCACCGACCTCGACGGCACGCCCACGATCGCCGTCACCTCGATCGCCACCGGAGCGACCGCGCTCGCCGCCACCACGACCGGCGTCACCCACCCGGCCACCGGCAGCTACGGCTACGCCTGGACCCCCGCCACCAGCCTCACCCCCGGCGCCTACCTCGCCACCTGGACTGGCCTCGCCTCCGGCAGCCCGGTCACCGCGACCGAGACCATCACCGTGTATGCGCCGGCCTCCGCCGCGAACACCAACACCAGCCCTGAGGGCGTCTGGTACGCGACGGTCGAGGAGGTCAAGGCGGAGCTGGACGTCCGCGAGACGGCCCGCTCCAACAGCCGGATCGCGCGCGCCCTGGAGGACGCCTCTCGCCGCGTCGAGGGCCTGTGCCACCGCAAGTTCTTCCCCGTCGTCGCGACCCGCTACTTCGACTGGCCCCCCCGCTCCGGCGCGACACCGTGGGTGCTGCGCCTCGACGACCAGGAACTCATCACGGTGGCAGCCCTGGCGTCGGGCGGCACCACCATCACCAGCGACGAGTACAACCTGGAGCCCGTCAACGCAGGACCCCCGTTCAACCGGATCGAGATCAACCTCGGCGGCAACGCGTCGTTCGGCGGCGGCGACACCTACCAGCGCGACGTGCAGATCGCCGGACTGTGGGGCTACCGCAACACCGAAACCACGGCAGGGGCGACCGCGGAGATTCTCGACGACTCCGAGACCGCCGTCGACGTGAACGGCGCTGCCTCCGCTGTGGTCGGCGTCGGCTCGATCGTCCGCGTCGACTCCGAGCGGATGCTCGTCACCGGCCGCACCCAGCTGTCCACCGGGCAGACCCTCGGCAACGCCCTCACGAACCTCAACTCCGCGACCGCCATCACTGTCCAGAACGGCGCCGCCTTCACTGCGGGCGAGGTCATCCTCATCGACGCCGAGAAGGTGCGCATCGACGACATCGCAGGCAACACGCTGATCGTGACCCGGCCATGGGACGGCACAACGATCGCCGCCCACACCATCGGCGCCACGATCTACGCCCCGCGCACCCTCACCGTGACCCGCGGCGCGCTCGGCACCACCGCGACCGCGCACGCCTCCGGCAGCACAGTTGCCGTGTGGATGCCGCCCGGCCCGGTCCGCCAGCTCACCATCGCCGAAGCCCTCACCGACCTCCTGCAAGGCCGCTCCGGCTACGCGCGGACCGCAGGCCAGGGCGAGGGGGAGCGGGAGACGTCCGGCCGCGGGCTGGCCGATCTGCGGGATGAGGCGTACACCGAGTGCGGCCGCAAGGGGCGGGTGAGGTCAGTATGAGACTCGACGTGTCCACCAACAGCCGCGGCCCCATCTTCGACGGGCGCGCCCTCCGCGCCGCGAACGACTACGTCGACCGCTTCGAGCGGCAGCTCGCCGACGACGGCCGCACCATCCTGCTGGAGCAGCTCGACCGCGTCCTGAAGACACAGACCCCGTACTACACGACCCGCATCGAAGTCATCGACGGCAACAAGATCTGGGACAACCGCGTCATCTACGGGCCGTGGCTGGCAGGCATCGGCTCCCGGAACTACCCGGTGACCAAGTTCAAGGGCTACGACCACTGGATCGTCACGCGCCGCATCCTCAACGAGCGCAAGCGCGGCATCGGCGAACGGCTGCTGCGCCGCTACACGGGACGGATGTGATGCCCCGTGTCTCTTGATCTGCTCACCTACCGGGCCGCGCACATGTCGCAGGCGCAGGCCCTCGGCCTGTTCGGCAACGTGCTGGGACACGAACCCGTGTCCGCCCCCGGGAGCGGGCTGACCTACGCCGTGTGGGTGGCCCGGGTCGCCCCGGTCCCGGCCGGCTCCGGGCTGATCGCGGGCACCGGACGGCTGGAGCTGAACGGCCGGGTGTTCATGCCGGCCGACACACAGCCCGAGGACGACGTCGACATCGCGGTGACGGGCGCCGTGGACCAGCTGATGACCGCCCTGTACGCGGACTTCACGCTCGGCGACACGGTCCGCAACGTCGACGTGCTCGGCGCCCACGGTGCCCCGCTGGGCGCGCAGTTCGGGTTCACCCGGTTCGACTCGACGACGTACCGGGTGGCAACGCTGACCATCCCCTTGATCGTGAACGACGTGTGGACGGAGGCCCCGTAGTGGCAAAAGAGACCGGGCTCGGGGACATGCTCATCGTCCACGGCTACAACGCGAGCGGCGACATTCAGCAGTTGCAGGAGATCGGCGGCGGCCCGAACCTGCTGCCGTTCACGGGGATCGACAAGTCGGCGATGGAGCGTAAGGGCGCGCTGCTGTCGGGCCGGTTCGCGATGACGACGTTCTTCAACTCGGACACGGTCACCCCGGCCACGCACCAGAAGCTGTCGGCGCTGCCGCGCACCGATGTGATCCTCACCTACGGGCACACCACCCAACTCGGCTGGCCTGCCGCGTCGCTGGTGGGCAAGCAGGTCAACTACGACCCCTCCAGGGGAGACGACGGCTCCCTCACCTTCGGCGTGAACGCGGAGTCCAACGGCTACAGCGTCGAGTGGGGCAAGCAGCTCACCGCCGGGGTGCGCACCGACACGGCAGCCACGAACGGCACGGGCGTCGACACCACGGCGAGCCTGTCGTTCGGCGCCCAGGCGTACCTCCAGGTCGGGGCGTTCACAGGCACGGACGCCACAGTCAAGATCCAGGACTCGGCAGACAACGTGACCTTCGCTGACGTGGCGGGGCTCGCGTTCACGCAGATCACTGGTGGCGCGCCGCTCGCGGAGCGGATCGCGGTGTCGAACACGACGACGATCCGACGCTACGTCCGCGCGGTCACCGTCACCACGGGCGGCTTCACCAGCCTGAGCTTCTCCGTGAACTTCATCAAGAACGAGATCGCCGGGGTGACCTTCTGATGGGCGCACGAGTATTCCGCATCGAACCCGCCATGCCCGCGCAGGCCTACCAGACGTTCGCCATGGAGTCGCCGCTGCACTCGCACATGCGGCAGGCGACCTGCGAAGAGTACGGCTGCGACCACTACACGCAGGGCTGGCGCGTCCACGTCGAAGCCCTCACCCCGGACCTGCTGCACGCGGCGAAGACGTCCGGGCGCCGCTACCGCGAGGAGCACGTCGCCGAGGGCCAGACCTACCTCGTCTTCGAGCCGGGCCAGCCCTGCTTCCGGGCCGCCACACACCGGCTGCCGATCGGCCGCCCGCCCCTGTTCCTCGTCAAGGGCGGCGACTGGCGCGGCAATCCGCGCGGCACACAGACACGGCGCTACGACAGGCCGGACCAGTGGGTGGACGACTTCGCCACCCATCAGCAGACCCTCGCCGACGAAATCCAGAAAGGGTGATCACCCATGGCGAAGTCAACCGGCCTCGGCCAGACAGCGCTCAGCGTCGATGACGCGGGGGCTGCCGCCCGCGATATCCGCAACGACATCACGAGCTGGCAGATGGCCACACCACGCGGCGTGCAGGACGTCACCGGCGTCGACAAGTCGGCGAACGAGCGACTGCTGCTCCTCGCCGACGCCAGCATCACGCTCAACGGCGTGCACAACCCGAGCAGCAACCGACAGCACGACGTCTTCAGGACAGTGCCGTCCACCAGCGTGGCGCGCACCGTGACCGTCACCATCAACGGCGTGACGCTGGCCACGGAGATGCTCTTCTCCGATTACCAGCTCAACCGCTCCGACAGCGGCGAACTCACCTGGTCCGCACCCGGCGCACTGGCCGACGGCACCGTACCGACCTGGGCCTGAGAGGCAGCACATGGGCTACAAGACCAAGGTCAAGACGTACACCATCCGCTTCGAGGAGGCCCACCCGTTCCACGGCGCCGAGGCCAGTGCCACCGGCATGGACTTCGGCGAGTACATGGAAGCCATGGGCCTCGACGGCAGCGAAGGCGACAGCAAGCCGGGCACCAGCCTCAACCGCTTCCTCGACCACCTCACCTCCTGGAACCTGGAGGACGAACACAACGCCCCGATCCCAGCCACCCGCGAAGGCGCCAAGAAGGTCGACCACGACCTCGTCATCGCCCTCAGCAACGCATGGGTACAGCAGCTGATCGGAGTCCACGACGCCGACCCTTTGCCGCAGAGCTCGCCCTCTGGCGAGCCATCCCCGGTGGAGTCCATCCCGACGGAAGCACTGTCACCGAGCCTGGCGAGCTGAAGAAAGCCCGGTACCTCCTCGGACTTCTGGAGAGGTTCCCGGGCTACACCCTGACCTCCCTCATGGAGGAATCAACCGAGCTGATGCGCCTCGTGCGCATCGAAGAACTCGGAGGCGGACGGACACGCGGAGAGGAGGCGGCAGATGTCTGACGACGTGGTGATCCTTGTGCGGGTCAACAACCAGACCGTGCAGGGATTCCGTGATATCAACGGGCAACTCCGCACCCTCGACGGCCGGTTCGCGCAGTCCGCGAACTCGATGAACCGCAGCAGCGGCCTCATCAACCGCGGCCTCGTCGACCTGAAGGCCACCATGCTGTCGCTCGCCCCGGCCGCGGTGCCGGTGGCGGCATCGCTGGCACCGGTCGCCGTACAGATGGGCGCCGGCGCCCTCGCGGCAGGGGCGTTTGCTGCCGCGCTCGGCCCGCAGATCGGCAAGCTTGGGGATGCGGCGAAGGCGCAGACGAAGTACAGCGATGCGGTTGTCCAGTACGGGGTCGGGTCGAAGCAGGCCGCCGCGGCGGCGCTCGCGCAGCAGCAGACGTTGTCTGGCATGCCGAAGGCCACGCAGATGGCGGCGGCCGGCTACTCCAACCTGAGCGACGCCTACCGGGATTTCTCGGATCGGACGGCGAAGTTCACGATGGCGCCGGTCGAGAAGAGCTTCGTGCTGATGGAGCAGCTGCTGCCGAAGCTGGAGCCCATGGTCGAGGGCACCGGCACGCAGCTGGACCGGCTGATGAAGGTGGCGGGCGGGGCGATGGCGTCGCCTGGCTTCGACGCCTACGCCGAGAAGGTCGCCGACTTCTCGAACAACGTGGTCGAGCGCGCCGCCGACAAAGTGATCCACTTCGCACGGGTTCTGTCCGAGGGGGATGCGCACGGGCCGATCGCCGAGTTCATGGACTACGCCCGCGCCCAGGGCCCGGCGGTTCGGGAGCTGCTGGACAACCTGGCCGACGCCACCCTGAACATTCTGGAAGGCGCCTCACAGGCCGGGCCGGGCATCCTCACTCTGGTCAACGCCTTCGCTCGCCTGCTGGCCGCGGCTCCGCCCGAGCTGGTCGCCACGCTGATGCAGGTGTACACGGCGTCGAAGCTGATCGGGCTGACGTCGGCCGGAGTGACTGCGGTGGCGGGCGCCTACGGCAACGTCGCGGCGAAGATCGCCGTGATGAGAGCAGCCTCGGTCGCGGCTGGCGGCGGCCTCGCCGGGTTCAATGCAGCGCTGAACACGCTGACGACGGGCGGGAAGGCCGCTCTGGCGATCGGCGTGGTGGGCGGCCTGTCGCTCGCTATGCACCAGCTGTCGGACAATAAGGGCGCCGTCGCCGTCGACGAGCTGTCCACCAGCCTCAACACGCTCGTCTCGACGGGCAAGGTGACGGGCGAGCTCAAGACCAATTTCAACGAGATCAGCGAGTCGATCGCCATGGTCTCCAAGGGCGCCAGCGACAACAAGCTCGCCACCATGGTCTCCGACTTCGGCACGTGGATCGGCATCTCCACCGGCCCCGGCATCTCCACAGCGAAGAAGAACGTGGACGCCTGGGACAAGAGCATGGCCGACCTCGTCAGGTCCGGGCACCCCAAGGAGGCAGCCGCCCAGTACGAGATCCTGAAGAAAGCGTGGGTGGCCGGCGGGGGCGACCTGAAGCGGCTGAAGGAGTTCACGGACGACTACAGCGGCGCGCAGGCGGATCAGGCGTTCGAGTTGAAGATGGCCGCGGACTCGATGGGTGTGTTCGGTGCGGCGGCGCAGTCGACGGAGGCGACGCTTGATGCGCAGAGGGAGTCGGCGGACGGGCTGCGGCAGTCCATCCTCGCTCTCAACGATGTGAATCGTTCGGCCTTCGATGCGGAGACGCGGTTCGAGGAGTCCCTCGACAACCTGAGCGCGTCGTTTAAGAAGAATGGTGCCAGCCTCAACATCCATACCGAGGCGGGCCGTGCCAACCGCGACGTGATGTCGCAGGCGGCGAAGGCGCAGGACGAGTTCATCGCCTCGGGTGTGGCGGCTGGTGACTCGCTGGGGAGCATGACGAAGAAGTCGTCGGAGTTGCGCGCGGAGATGATGACGCTCGCGACGGAGGCGTTCGACGGGAACAAGAAGAAGGCCACCGAGTACGTCAACACGCTGCTGGGCGCTCCGTCTGAGATCAAGACGCTGGTGAAGCTGGAGCGTGAGGCGGCGGTTCAGGGGTTGCAGGATGTGCGGGCGGCGATCGCGGCGACTCCGGACGCGAAGGAGGTCCGGGTCTCCACGCTGAACGGTGCGGCGATCAAGGCGTTGGAGGCCGTGGGCCTGAAGACGAAGCAGCTGCCCGATGGCAAGACGGCCGTGTACACGGCGAACGGCAAGGCGCTCGGCGCGATCGGCGCGGTGTCGACGGCGCTGAACAACCTCGACGGCAAGACGGCGAACACGTACGTCTCGACCACGTACACCAAGACGTATCGGACGCAGCGGCAGGGTGAGCGGGATTACACCAACAGCAAGGCGTCCGGCGGCATCCTGGAGTTTTATGCCGAGGGCGGCATGCGGGAGCAGCACGTCGCGGAGATCGCTCCGGCCGGGACGATGCGGGTGTGGGCTGAGCCGGAGACGGGCGGCGAGGCCTATATTCCGCTCGCGCCGTCGAAGCGCGGCCGGTCCATGGCCGTGCTGTCGGAGACTGCGGACCGGTTCGGGTACCGGCTGGAGAAGTACGCGTCGGGTGGCATGTCGGATGCGCAGAAGCAGGCCCGTAAGGACCTCGCCTCCTCCTTCAGCATCTCCCGCTTCGGCCAATATGCGGGCTACAAGCGGGACCGGTTCGAGAAGAGTCTCGGCGCTCCGCAGGATCTCAGCGCGCTGGTGTCGTCGCTGAACGATCTGCGCGGCCAGATCAAGGCCGCGTTCACGGGGAAGCAGGAGAAGACGCTGCTGAAGAATCTGGATCACTGGGGCAAGGGCCTGATCCGGATGCAGAAGGAACTCGCCTCCGTCACCAAGTCCTTGGAGAAGGCGAAGGACAAGCTCAATGACCTCAAGTCCAGCGCCGCCCAGCTGTCGTCGTCGGTGAAGGGCGGCATCCTCTCCTCAGCGAACATCACCCGCGGCGTCTCCGGTGACAAGCCGACCACCGTCGCCTCGATCATGGGCGGGCTCACCGAGTCCCGGGACAAGGCAACCGCGTTCGCGTCCGCACTGAAGCAGCTACAGAAGAAGGGCCTGTCGAAGGCCCTCATTCAGCAGATCGCCGAGGCCGGGATCGAGGGCGGCGGCCTGGAGACGGCGGGCGCCCTGCTGGGAGCGTCGTCGTCGGAGATCAAGTCTTTGAACTCACTGCAGTCGCAGATAAACAAGTCGGCTGGGGCGGCGGGGAAGACGACGGCGGACGCCGTGTACGGGGCTGCGATCAAGGAGCAGACGAAGGCCGTGCAGAAGCTCCAGCGGTCCCAGGACAAGCTGGAGAAGACCATGGCGAAGTTCGCCTCGAACATCGAGAAGATCCTCAAGATGTTCCTGAAGGGCAAGGCCGCGGGCGGCATCGTCGGCGCCGCAGCTTCGGGCGGTGTCCGTTCCAACCTGACGTGGGTCGGCGAGCATGGTCCCGAGTTGCTGGACCTGCCAGCCGGGTCGCGGGTGTGGTCGAACCCTGACAGTCGGCGGATGGCGGCGGCGCCGTGGGCGTCGATGCTGAACACCCCCCGCGGTGGGTCGATGGCCGGGAAGCGGGCCGCGGCGTACCCGGGCGGCGGTGTCATGCGGCCTGTCGAGGTGGTCATCAACCTCGACGGCCGCACGGTGGCCCGGCAACTCGTTGACCCGCTGCGCGGCGAGCTGCGTGTCCGCGGTATCGCCCTGGATGGGAGCTGACATGGCCTTCCCCGACACCGCGCTCCCCATCAAGGTCGAGATCCAGGCCGGATCATGGACTGACATCACCTCCTATGTGCGCGGCGAGCAGCAGATCCGCATCACCCGCGGCCGACAGGACGAAGGCGGCAGCACCGAGCCGTCGCGCTGCTCGTTCACCCTGGACAACAACGATCACCGGTTCACGCCGGGCAACCCGACGGGCCCGTACTACGGGCTGATCGGCCGGAACACCCCGTGCCGGGTGAGCGTGTTGACGGGCAGCGTGTATCTGGATCTGACCGGGTCGGGCGCCGACTTTGCGGAGACCGTTGACAACGCGGCCCTCGACATCACGGGTGACATCGACGTCCGCTTGGATGCGACGCTCGCGAACTGGCTGACCCCGGTTGGCGTGTTCGACACGACGACCGTCGACCTGATGGGCAAGTTCCAGATCAACACGCAGAAGTCGTGGATGCTGAGCACCCGGGCTGGCAGGTTGTTCTTCGAGTGGTCGGCGGACGGCACGAACAGTCTGTCGGCGTCGTCGACGGTCGGGCCGGTGATTCCGGGTTCGGGTCGGCTGGCGATCCGAGCCACGTTGGACGTCAACAACACCGTGGGCGGGAACGTGGTCACGTTCTACACGGCGGAGACGATCGACGGGCCGTGGGTGCAGCTCGGCGACCAGGTCACCCAGTCGGGCACGACGTCTATCTTCAACTCGACGTCGCCGGTACGGATCGGCAATGCCACGAACATCGCCTACTTGCAGCCGTTCGGCCGGGTGCATGCGGCGGAGATCCGCAACGGGATCAACGGGACGGCAGTCGCCAACCCGGTGTTCTCGGCGCAGTCTGTGGGTGCCACCAGCTTCGCCGATGCGGCCGGACGGACGTGGACGATCAACGGCGGGGCGTCGATCACCAACCGGAAGACCCGCTTCGTCGGCGAAATCTCGGCGTGGCCGCGCCGGTGGGAAACGAAGTTCGATGTGACGGTCGCCGCGGAGGCGGCCGGGATCATGCGGCGCCTGTCGCAGGGCAATACGCCGGTCCGCTCGGCGATGTACCGGGAGCTGACCAACCCGTCCCGCACCCACATCGTCGCCTACTGGCCGATGGAAGACGGCTCTGCGGCGACGATGCTCGGCTCTGCGATCGACGGCGTCCCCGCGATGGCCCTGTCCTCGACAGGGGTGAGCCCCGCCGGATACTCCGACTGGGCCGCCTCCGACGCTATCCCCACCTTCACGACCGGCAACGCGCGCGGACGGCTGCCCTCCTACACGGCAACGAACTACGCCTTCCACCGTTTCTTCGCCGAGGTCCCCTCTGGCGGCGTGAGCACGACACAGCGCCTGTACACGTTCACCACCTCCGGAACCGCCCGCACCTGGTCCCTGTACGTCAACAGCTCAGGAAACCTGGACCTGCGCGCGTTCGACGGCGACGGCACACAGATCTTGTCGACCGGGTTTGTCGTCCTCGGTATCAACGGCCGTCCCGTCCACATCGGCATCGAACTCACCCAGTCGGGCGCGGACATCGGCTACACGCTGATCGTGTTCTACATCGACACCTCCACCCTCACCGCCGCCTCACAGGGCGGCGCCACTGGCACGCTGGCCGGGAACACGTTCGGCACGATCGGCGAGATCCGGATCGGGCAGGACGGCGGCCTGGCCGGGACAGCGGTCGGGCATGTCGCGGTCGCCGACGACTCGACCGCCTACGCGGGCACGCTCGGCGCGATGATCGCCTGGGACGGCGAGGATGCCGCGGTGCGTCTCGGCCGGCTCGCGGACGAGGAGGGCATTGCGCTGTATGAGGTGATGGGCGCGGACATGGAGATGGGTCCGCAGCGCTCGGTCACTCTGCTGGAGCTGCTGCGCGAGTGCGAGGCGGCGGACGGCGGGATTCTGCGGGAGGGCCGGGAGTTCTTGGGGTTCTCGTACCGGGACCGGCAGTCGATGTATTCGCAGCCGTCTGCGATGGACATCGACTACTCGGGTGATGATGGCCTGGTTACCCCGCTGGAGCCGACAGACGATGACCAACGGGTGCGTAACGACCGCACCGTGCAGCGCGCATCTGGCGGTTCGGCCCGGGCCGCCCTGGATACGGGCGCCTTGTCCACCCAAGCACCCCCGAGTGGCGTGGGACGGTACGACGACTCCACCACCCTCAACCTGTTCGACGATGACCAGCCGCCACACATCGCGAACTGGCTGCTACACCTGGGCACCTGGGACGCCACCCGCTATCCGACGGTGCGACTGCTGCTGCAGAACGCCACCCACATGATCGAAGACGCGGTGCTGCTGGACTCCGGCGACCGGTTCCGCATCATCAACCCGCCCGCCTGGGAGCCCCCGGACATGGGCTGGATCGACCTGATGGTGCAGGGCTACACCGAGACGATCTCCCAGTTCCAGTGGGAGATGGAGTTCAACTGCGCGCCGGCCGGGTCCTGGGACACCGCGTGGGTGGGCAGTGCGTCGACGGCTGCGGTGGTGCGGGAGTGGGCGTGGACGGACACCACGGGCAGTGAGTTGACCGAGGCGCTCACGTCGACAGAGACGGACGTAGACGTCCTTACGACCGACGGGCCGATCTGGTCGCCGAACGTGCGCGACACTCCGTTCGACTGGCGGGTGGGCGGTGAGGTCGTGACGGTGACCGCACCGGGCGGCCTGCTGAACACGAACCCGTTCTTCGACGTGAGCACCACCGGCTGGACAGGATCGAACGCTGGGATCAGCCGCGTCACCACCGCAGGCCGCGTACTGCCGCACCCGCGAGCCGTCGCGTCGCTGCTCATCGCCCCGGACGGTGTGAGCGCGTCCGGCGGCGCCAACGGCACCCTGACCGCAGCGGGCACAATCACGCCCGGCGCACAGTACGTGGCGTCGATGTGGGTGTACTCGGCGGGCGGCTGGTCAGACCTGCGGCCGTGCATCGATTGGTATACCTCTAGCGGGGTGTTCATCTCCACCAGCCTCGGCTCCGCGTCCTCCGTACCGGCCGGCCAGTGGACATACCTGGAGCAGACTCTGGCGGCGCCGGCTACTGCGTCGCGGGCGATTGTGCGGGCCAGGCATGGCGGGACGCCGTCGGCGGCCAGTACGTGGCATGCGTGGGGGGTGCGGATCACGCAGCCGACGTCGTCGTGGTTGCTGGATACGTTCTCCCGGTCGTCGGCGTCGGGGTGGGGGCAGGCGGATTCGGGCCTGTCGTGGTCGAGCGTGGGCGGCGGGTCGGCGACGGACTACACCCTGTCGGGTACGTACGCCTCGCACGTCCTGGCCACCGTGGACACCTCGCGTCGCACCGGTATCACTGCGGTGAGCGCCGACTTCGACATCTACTGCGACCTCACAACCAGCGCGACGGCGACCGGCGACAGCCTGTTCGGCGCGATCTGCGGGCGCATGCTGGACGCGAACAACCTGTACATGGCCCGGCTGGAGTGGACGACCGGCAACGCCGTCATCCTGTCCGTCCGGAAGATCGTCGCCGGGGTGCAGACGCAGCTCGCCACGTACACGATCCCCAACTACACGCACGTCGCAGGTACGTTCCTGCGGGTGCGGTTTCAGGGGGACGGCTCGGTGCTGCGCGCCAAGGTGTGGCGGACGACGGACGCTGAGCCGTCCCGTTGGCACGTCGACACCACCGACACCGCCCTCACTGCAGCGAATCAGATCGGCACCCGTTCGATCCGGGTCACGGGCAACACGAACCTGGCGACGGTCGAGGTCCGCTTCGACAACTTCGAGGTCGTCAACCCGCAGACCTACACCGTGACCCGCTCGCAGAACGGCGTCGTGAAAAACCAGTCCACCGGCGCCGCAGTCGCGCTCGCCACCCCCGCCTACCTGGCGCTGTAGGAGGCCCCGTATGTCCAGATACCCGACGATCTACGCGGGCCAGCGCATCACCGGCACCCTGCTCCAGGCGATGGAACCGGACATCATCCAGAAGTTGACCAACACCGACCGCAACTCGACGACGACGCTCGCCGACGACCCGGACCTGACTACCACCCTCGAAGCCAACGCCCGCTACTTCATTGAGATCGAACTCTGGTACGCGGCCACCAACGCGAGCGGCGGCATCAAAACCGCGTGGACTGTCCCCTCCGGCGTCACCGGCAACCGCTCCGCGCTCGGCCTCGCCGACTCCGTCTCCAACGCTGTCCCCGAAGGCTCCGGCCGGTTCGGCGTCCACGCCTTCACCACGGCGGTCGCGTACGGAGACCGGGCCTCATCGACGAACCTGATCGTCGCGAAGGAGTGCTCAATGCTCACCACGTCCACGTCATCGGGGACGCTCGCCTTGCAGTGGGCGCAGAACGTTTCGGATGCCGCGAACTGCCGCGTTGCAGCCGGTTCCCTGATCCGCGTGACCCGACTCGCCTAGGAGACAACCGTGGCTGAACTGCCTTACCCGAACTACTTGGTCAACGCGGAGGGCCCGTCTGAGACAGGGTTCGCGATCCGTCTGCACATTCAGGTCGGTCAAGGCGGCCCGCTTGCGGAGCAGTCGGTGGAGTCGGTACTTGCCGGGCTGCGGACGCTGTTGCAGGCCGGGGATGAGCAGGTGTCGACGACGCTCACCAAGTTCGAAATCACCAGCACCTACAGCTGAGAGGGGCCATCGTGGCACCACCAATGACCGCGGATGAGTTCCTCGCCGCACTCCGGGTGGAAGGCGTCACCGTCGTCGAAGTCGGCGACTGGCGGCACCACAACCGCAACCACAAAGGCCCCTGGGGTCCCGTCCACGGCGTGATGATCCACCACACGGTGACGAAGGGCTCCGCGTACACGGTCGGCCTGTGCCGCGACGGACACGAGGATCTGCCCGGCCCCCTCTGCCACGGCGTCATCACGAAGGACGGCCGTGTTCACCTGGTCGGATACGGCCGGGCGAACCACGCCGGGTCCGGCGACGGCGACGTCCTGACCGCGGTCATCAACGAGACCGCGCTGCCGCCCGACAACGAGGCGGACACCGACGGCAACCGGTACTTCTACGGCTTCGAGTGCGAGAACCTCGGCGACGGTGTCGACCCGTGGCCGGCGGCGCAGTTGGAGGCGATTGAGCGGGTGGGGGCGGCGATCTGCCGACGGCACGGCTGGGGTGCGGGGAGCGTGGTCGGTCATCTGGAGTGGCAGCCGGGGAAGGTTGATCCGCGCGGCTTCAGCATGCAGGAGATGCGTGGCCGGGTGGCTGCGCGGTTGGACGGACACCAGCAGGAGGACGACGTGGCGCTCACGGACGCCGACATCACGAAGATCGCAACGAAGGTGTTGACGCTGGACGGCGTCATCGACAACCCGAACCCGGCGACCGCGCCGACGAATCCGTTCATCTCGCTGGAGACCAGCGTCCGCAACATCGAGACCGTCGCCCGGCGGACGGAGGCGTCTCTCACCGCGCAGGTGGGCGCGCTGTCGGCGGCGCTGGCGAAGCTCGCGGAGGGCGGCGGGCTGGATGCCGGGGAGATTCAGGCTGCGGCGGAGGCCGGGGCTCAGGCTGCGCTCGACCGTCTCGGCGACGCACTCACGAAGGAGAACTGACCATGAAGGTCTCGAAGTACGCGAAGGCAGTCGTTGCCGCCGCCGTCGCGACAGGCGGCACCGTCACCACGGCTCTCGCCGACGGGACGGTCACGTCCGGTGAGGCGTGGCTGATCGTGGGCGCGTTCCTGGCTGGTCTCGGCTTCACGTGGGCTGTTCCGAACCGCGGCACTGCCAAGCACGCCGCCAGCGAGTAGGAGGCCTGTTGGACTCCACCACTATCGGCGCGGTCCTGGCGTGCGTGGCTGGGCTTGTCGGCTCGGTGGTGGTGTACGTGGGGAAGCGCGGCGAGAACAGCAACGTCCGCTTCAACTCGGAGATCGACCAGGTGCAGGAAGAGCGGGACGGCCTGCTGAAGCGGCTGGCCGAGCAGGATGCGCAGATCGTGGCGTTGCAGCAGCAGCGTCACGACTACCTGATCAAGATCACCGAGCTAGAGATTGAGATCATGCGACTCGGAGGAAGTCACACCCCATGACCCGTGCGGAGCGGACGATCGTGCAGCACTGGCGCGGCCTCGCGACCTTGTGCGCGATCGTCGCTCTGTTCGGGATCGCGTTCATCCTGTGGCATCGGATCGACATGTCGGACCAGAACTACCGAGATGCGGTGGCGGAGGCGGATCGGCGGGGGGATGCGGTGTCGACGCTGGCGGGGGATGTTCGGGCGTTGAGGGCGCAGGTGCAGGCGGCGGGGAAGACGCCGGTGGCCCCGGACCCGAGTAAGGCGGTGGAGGGTTTGCCGGAT